AAGATTACGAAACTTGGATTGCGGGGGGGGGTAGTGCCAACATTGAACGCAATGGATAACAACGGCGAAGCATTTGCCACCGTACTCATTATTGATGGCACTCGCGTAAATGATGTGCGGGTGTATGAAGATGGCATTGTGCCAACAGTTATTTCACGATACGGAACAGGCGGGGGAAATGTGCCAATGGTATTTCCAATAGATGATGCAAGAGAGTTAGAAAAGCACCAAAATGGAACTGGCATTGGTGCCGAAGGCGCACCTGCCTATACATTAGATCGCCAGCAAGCACCTGCAGTTGTTTATGGTTTAGATGATGAACAAAATGGCCGAAAAGAACTTATGGGAACATTAAAAGCCCGCACAACTTCAGGTGGGCAACAAATGGCAGTTTCTACAGGTTCAGTTGTGCGCCGACTAACGCCAACAGAATGTGAGCGCCTTCAAGGGTTCCCTGATGGCTGGACTGATGGCCAGGCAGATTCAAACCGATACAAGCAAATGGGCAACGCGGTAGCGGTGCCAGTTGTTGAGTGGATTATTTCAAGAATGGTGGGGGAAGATGAAACTAATTAACGCAGACTGCATCGAGGCAATGAGGGCGATGCCTGACAACTCGGTGGATTCAATTGTCACCGATCCGCCGTATGAGCTAGGTTTCATGGGCAAGTCATGGGATGCAAGTGGCATTGCCTTTAATGTTGAAGTGTGGCAAGAGGCGTTGCGAGTGATTAAGCCAGGTGGCCACCTCATTGCTTTTAGTGGCTCTCGCACTTATCACCGCATGGCCGTTGCCATTGAGGATGCAGGTTTTCAAATCCGCGATCAGATTATGTGGGTGTATGGGTCAGGCTTTCCTAAGTCGCACAACATTTCAAAAACTTTAGACAAAAGTGAAAACGATGAAGTTTGGGAAAATAATAAATATGGTGGTGGTAACTCAAAATGTGATAAATGCGGAAAATGGATGATTTCGGGAAGCCCGTGTCAATGTCCAAAACCCGTTGTCGAATTCAAGACAGAAGCCGCCCAACAATGGCAAGGCTGGGGAACTGCACTCAAACCAGCACACGAACCAATGGTGCTTGCTCGCAAGCCGTTGGAAGGCACTGTTGCAAACAATGTGCTGACTTTTGGCGTTGGCGGGTTGAATATTGACGGTACGCGGGTTGGCACAACTGTTGAAACTTGGCCCGCATCAAGAAGTTATGCGCCAGGGCAAATTCAACCTGGCGGCAAGGGTAAAACTCAAGCAACTGGAGATGTTCCACCTGGCCGCTTCCCCGCCAACTTCATTCACGATGGCAGTGATGAGGTTGTGGCGTTGTTTCCTGATACTGGAAAATCAACACCAAGCAAAGGTCATTTTAGAAATGGAAATACTGTTGGAGATGAAAGAACCTCAACAGGCGCGGGTTTATACGGTGATGGGGCTTGGATTGCAGGCTCTCAGCACAATGACAGTGGCAGCGCCGCCCGATTCTTTTACTGCGCAAAGGCGAGCAAGCGTGATAGGAATGAGGGGCTTGATGGGTTTGAGGTGAAAGAAATTCGTGGCGGTGGTGGCAGAGTTGCCGATGGTTATGATGAATCAACAAAAGATTTGAAAGAAGCTGCAAGAAAATATGGCGCGGTTAAATCAGCAAAAGCAAATACACACCCAACAGTCAAGCCAACTTCATTGATGCAATACCTCATTCGCCTGGTGACACCGCCCAACGGCATTGTGCTTGACCCATTTATGGGTTCAGGTTCAACTGGCAAGGCGTGTGCCTATGAAGGGTTTGATTTTATTGGAATTGAACAATCGGCTGAGTATGTGGCAATTGCACAAGCCCGCATTGATTTCGCATTAGCAGATAAATCCTATGAGCTGCCACTATGAGCAAAAACGATGAGATAATTTCACACCTAGCAAAAGAGTTATGGGCATCATTTGAGTATGGCCTGCCAGTATCACCTAGCGCAATGGCAAATTACATTGTTAAACAAATCGAGATTGCAGGTTATGAGATTGTAAAGGTGAAATTATGAGTGAATTAAAAGTTTGTGAGTATTGCAAGCAACGAGCAACTGTTTATGCAATGGGTCCTAATGCTGGTGACTGGGGTGGTTATTATTGTGAGAATCATTTTCCAACAGGATTTCAAATAACAGATCGCTTAACAGGGGGAAACAATGACTGATGAAATAGAACTGGCATCTTGTTCGCGGTGTGAAGAAAAGGTTGATGCAACTACATTGGCTACCTATGGCAATTGGAAATTGTGTGAAATCTGCCAGGGTGATATTTAATGACTAACTTGCTACCAATTGCTTTGCGCTTCTTAGCTCAGGGCATCTCAGTTGTTCCAACCGCCAATGATGGGTCAAAACGACCTGCATTTGCTTGGCAAGGATTTCAAGAGCATCTGCCCATTGCTGATGAACTGTTGATGTGGTTCAAAGATGGCGTTGATGGCATTGGTGTCATCACTGGCAAGGTATCAGGCAACCTAGAGATGCTTGAACTTGAAGGTCGCGCAGTTGCAGAAAAGATGCATCTTGAGATCGCTGAGATCGCTAACAATTCAGGGCTTGGCGAGTTATGGCAACGCCTCAATGCTGGTTATGTGGAACTGACACCATCGGGCGGGTTACATTGGCTTTATCGCGTGTCAGATGGCACCTTGCCAGGCAATACAAAGTTGGCGCGAAAGCCTGGCGAAAACGGCGGTGTGGATGTATGGGCCGAAACGCGTAGCGAAGGTGGCTTTACAATCACCGCGCCCAGTGGCGGTGCCACTCACCCTAGCGGTGGCAGTTGGACTTTAATAGGTGGGTCCATTGAAACCATCCCCACAATTACCAGCAAAGAGCGATCAGCACTGCACGCAATCTTTGCAATGTTTGATGAGATGCCTAAAGCTGAAAATCTGCAACAAGAAGTTGTAGCAAAGCACGATGGCATCCTCACCCCTGGCGATGATTACAACGCCCGCACCACTTGGGAAGAATTACTGCAACCTTTGGGCTGGACTGTTGTTTATCGCAAAAATGAGGCAACAGTGTGGAGAAGGCCAGGTAAAAATGAAGGCATCAGCGCCACAACAAACTTTAATGGCAACGATAAGTTCTTTGTCTTTACTACCAGCACACAGTTTGAATCAGAAACTTCCTATTCTAAGTTTGGCTTTTACGCCGCACTCAAACACGGTGGAGACTTCAAGGCAGCAGCCAATGATCTAAGAAATCAAGGCTACGGGGCGCAGGGGCTGAATTCTTTTGATTCAAGCAATTCACTGATGCCTACAAACACACTACAAGCGCCACCACAAGCCACACAAGGCGATTCAAGCGATGATCATTCTAGTTGGAAGCCAATACCACTCAAAGATTACTTTGACGGCTTATTTCAGGCACCCATTGCAACTATCTTGAAGCGTTCAGATGGTCATGGCCTTATCTACACTGGCCGCGTTCATTCCATTTATGGTGAATCAGAATCAGGCAAATCATGGGTGGCACAAATTGCCACCGCTGAGTGCCTCAAGGCTGACAAAAAGGTGATCTACATAGATTTTGAATCAGATGCCGTTGACATTGTGAACAGACTCAAGGCGCTAGGTGTCTCACGAGCTAACTTATTGCAATACTTTTCATACATTCGCCCTGACGGTCCACGCGATAGTGATGACCCTTACTGGCAGGCAATCCTTGAGCCAAACAGTGCTGAACTGATCATTATTGACGGTGTAACCGAATCCCTGACAATGTGGGGCGGAGAAACCAAAGATAACGATGCAATAACGAGATGGATGCGCATATTCCCAAGAACAGTGGCCACGGCCAGTGGCGCTGCCGTTGTGCTTATTGATCACATTACAAAGAACGCTGAGACACGGGGGCGGTTTGCCATCGGCGGGCAGGCAAAGTTAGCCACCATTGATGGTGCTGCGTACCTGGTGGAGCCATTGGAAGCACTTGCCCCTGGTAGAACTGGAACGCTCACAATGAGAGTGACCAAAGATCGCCCTGGGTTCATCCGCAAGATTGCAGGTATGTGGCGCAAATCAGATAGAACACAAGAGGCAGCAATTTTCACCATTGATTCGACTAGGCCGCAGATGCAATACATAATCAGTGTGCCATTGCTTGAGGATGAGCTAGAGAGCAACAAAGAGTTCAAGAAGCAAAAAGAGGTTGCTGAGTTTATCCACAACCACCCTGGCGCTTCACGGCGATTGGTGGCCGAAGGCATTACTGGGTCAAAGGATGCCATTGGAGAGCGATTGTCGGATTTAGTGGCAGGTGGCTGGGTGGACAATCGTGGCAATGACAGGTCATTTATTCTCTACATCACCGAATTAGGCAAGAGCCATTTCAATCTGTTAGATGCCGAAATAACACAATTGAAGGTGAATTGAGGTGTACCGTACTGTACCTTTTGTGTACCTTTTTATTTTAGGTACACAGGCAGTATTGAGCGTGATCGGTGTGCGTACTGTACCGCTTATGTATATAAGCGGTAATAGGTACACCATCACGATCGGGTACAGGTACGCCTAATGAGCTATTTAGATTTCAAACTTACTAACTGTGCGAAATGCGGGAATCTTATTTGGGCAGGGGTCAGTGCAACCAGTCGGTGCGAAATTAAACTTGATACGAACCGACTCAATCTTGCAGATGAGATCGTGGCATTGACCGCTGGCATCGCCACCTATGAACTCCACCGCACTGCCCAATCATTTGAAGCAACTCGAAGGATGGCAACGCGGATGAGTGTGGCAGCGCCGATTGTCGTTGCCACCCACACCTGCAGGCCGCTAACTGTATTTGCTGAACAACCGCCTGATTACTTCAACCGCCCAAAGTTATCCACAACCAGTGAGAAGGTGCCATTTTGAACTGCAACATCTGCCTGCGCCCAGCCAATAAATCTATCGTGTGCCGCCGATGCCATCAGGCAATAATTGTGTGGCTCACAAACATCCCTGATCTGCAGTATCAGGCAGGTTTTCACATTGCACCAGGCAGGTCAGGGTCAGGGGCGGCATCGGCTGAAAGGTCAATTGGGGTCAATGTCAACGCCCTAGATTATTCAATGGCAATTGAGTTACTAGGCATCTTGCATAGTTGGGAGTCAGAGATTCGCGCCGCTAGACGGCTGACACCGCCCGCGCTATTGAAGAAGGAACCAACAACCGATATGGAAGTGCAGGTTGCCTGCCAGTTCCAACTTGCCCACCTTGAGTGGACACTAGGCCAAGAATGGGCATCAGACTTTTACAATGAGATCAAAGAGCAACACGCAAAAGGGATGGCAGCAGCGAAGCAATTTGTTGAGCAACCGCGCAGGATTCCTTGCCCAACAGATGATTGCCATAAGTTCGTGGTCATTGATGCAGAAAACCTTATGAGCGATGTGAGTTGCTTTGGGTGCAAACAATCCTGGACAGTGCTGCGCCTTGTAGCTTTGGCA